ATCTAATTATTGTAAAGAAAACAGCGTTAATATAATAGAAATGTCAATTAGATTCCGTTCACATGAAGAACTGGTCGGTCGTGACTGCGAGGGATTTTTCTTTCGTAAAGCAATTCTTGGAGGCATAGGATTAAACAGAAAAGAAAAACCTGTCAATCGACACTATTTTCTTGTAGGGACGTTGAAAAACGGTCTTGTCTCAGTAAAAAAATGGCAGGTTCCAGAAATATTCCTTATTGAAGAAGATGTTAGAGACCCTAATGACGAAAACTTGGTTGGAGTATCTTTAATTGTCAATAACAAAAACAAAAAAATATAAATATAAATCCCCTTCTACTGAAGAGTTTTGTACCGCTCAACAATATGTTGTAGAACTATTAATGAGTAGAGAGGCTAAGAAAAATGGCAAATCTCTTCCTCTTAAATTCTGGAATTTGGACGAATATAAAAAGAAATATAAGATAACATTATTTAGAGCAAACGCTTTAGTTAAAGCTTATAGCGAAGATTCTTTAGTGCTCGCTGTTTGTAAAAATAGTTGGCTGTATTCTTTATTTTTTCCAAGAATAGACGAATTAATTGAAGAGTGTGAAAAAACGCTAAATTCAGAAATTAAAATGACTAAAAAGCTAGATAAAATTCAAAATTTTGAAGAGGACACCCTCTCTTTTCGACAAAATGTTAGTAATAGTAAAAACATGAAAAGCAGATTAGATGAGTAAAAATAATTTAACATCCATTGAACAAAGTATTATTAAAGATTATGGCAATGTTATATTTCCGGCAACAATGATAGCCGAGTATAAAAAAGAAAACTTAAAGATTGGCCCCAAATTAGATTCAGCTTTAAGCGGGGGTATTCCAGAAGGCTCTAGAGTTGTTATATCCGGCCCTCCAAAATGTGGTAAAACAACAACTGTATTACAAATCGCGGCAAATGCTATTGAAGAAGGTCGTAAGGTCTTTTATTATGATGTTGAAAATAGATTTAAGCTACTTAACCTCTATGGAATTAAAGGTTTCGATGCTAATAAAATGTTAGTTATTCGTTCAGCAGAAGATTGTATTCTATCAGCAGAACAATATTTGGAAATCGCAAAAAGACTTATCAAAGCAAAAGAAAATAAAGGTAGTGTCCACATTATTGACTCGGTTTCTGCCCTGTGTTCAGACAATGTATTGACTTCTGGCGATGTATCTGGTTCAAGACGTGTTAGTAATCCTAAGCTAGTCAAAGACTTTATGAATCAGATTTCTGGAGTCATTCCTGTAATGAACATTACTGTTATCGCTATTCATCACTTAATTGCTAATACTTCTGGTTATGGTGTTGCAGACATGGAAGACGGCGGACGTAATATGCAATATCAAGCTGATATTAAGATTCGTGGGAGTTTCCCTAAAGCTTGGGAAGAAGATGGTAAGCAAATAGGCATTGTTAACACGTGGAATGTTATTTGGAGTGCTTTAGGGGCTCCTGCCGGTAAAATTGAATCTTATATTCGTTTCAATTATGGTATTGATGACATCATTGAAACAATTGAAATGGCTACCGACTTTGGAGTTATTAAAAGGAGTGGAGCTTGGTATGACTTAGAGAGTCTCGGTATTAAGCAAAAATGTCAAGGACAATCTTCTTTGGCTAAATACTTAGCTGACAATCCAGATACCCTTAAATTAGTGCAAACCAAGTTGAAGGAAATGAATTAATGGAAAGTTATGAAGATAAAATAGCTAAAATTATATATTATAATTTTTTAGCTAAAATAGTTGCCGATATCAATAGAGGGATACCTTATGACTTTGATTTACAAAGCTGTATTGTAGAACATGGTGCTTCTTTGCTCAATATTAATAGTAGTAGATTTTATGCTATAATTAGATATAAAAATCCTGACTATTGTATAGCTGATGGTATATATTGGAATAATCTAAAAGCTAATATTGATGTTAAACAATGTGTCAAAAAACTAAAAAGATTTATCAAAGAAAAACTACCTAAAGCAGATTTTACTGTTAGCGAAGAGTCTTATTCAAGAGCGGTAAATGTATTACTACAGGATTTGGGATGCGTGTTATAGGATTAGACCGTAAATCATATACATTGAACACCGCTCTTTACAGACGTAAAATTGCCGAATGTTCAAAACAGCACAAACGCGCCAGAGAGATTCTAACAGAACTTTTTGGCATGTTTATTATTTTGGAAGAGGTTGGTTTACCTAGCACTAAGCTGGAAATCGACTTCTTTATTCCCGACATTAAGATGATGATTGAAGTCAATGGGCAACAACATTACGAATATGTAAGACACTTTCATGGCAATAAGCAAGGTTTCTACGCTTCTAAGAAGCGAGATAATCTTAAACGTGAATGGTGTTCGATTAACAATATACAATTAGTAGAACTTAATTATTTGGAGTCTGATGATGAGTGGAGAGCAAAGTTGCGTGGTTGATATTAATATGAAGTATATTAATAATATCATTGACAGTCAAAACAGCAGAGTTGGTTTAAAAAATTATATTTACAATCCCGAAGTTGATACAATTCTTGGCTTAGATTCAAGTCAGCTTAAAAATATAAGTGCCGCCAAATGTGGGGAATATGCCTTCATATTATCTCAGTTTGCTTTGTATGTTCAGTTAGAAAGCAATAAGTATAAAATAATAAGTGACTGGTGTGAGAATTCTATTAATAGGCTTTTGTCAAAAGAATATAATAATTATGGAGATAAATGGACTCCTTATGAAGTTAAAAAAGGGATGTTTATTAATGGAAATGATACTGGTAAAAAATTGATTGATGTTAAAAAAGAGTACGCGACCAAACTAGAAGCGTGGTCTAATATAGCAAACTCAATCAAGTTTATGTCTGATAAATTAACAGAATTGCAAAGGAGCAAAAAAAGAGATTATGGCAACTAATAAAGAGTTAAATGAAAAAATTGATAATTTAACAGCAATGTTCAATGCTTTTCTTGAAAAGCATGGTGACGTATCCTTAAACCAATTTGATGTGGAGAAAGAAGAGAAAGCTGTAATCAAAAAACGAGGCAGACCTAACAAGAAGACTGAGAGTGCCAAAGAGATAAGAATATCAAAAGGTGGCAAAACAGTCTGGAAAAATTGTTTTGTTGATTATGGTAACGAACATTTGGAAGACAGGGAAATTGATAAAAAACTACAGATTAAACCGCCGTCTGAAAAGGGCGTTCGCAAAAATCCTATGGTAGTTTCAACATGTTCAGATTGCGGTAAAATAGAGAAAATTCATAAACAATTTTCATTTGAAGGAAGCCATACATGTCAAAAGTGCTTAAAGAACAAGGCAGGAAAATAGTATTACAAGATGCAGCCGCTGAGAGAGCAATTTTATCTAGCTTTATTCAACATGGAAAAGACGCTTATTATTCAGTTTCAGATATTATTGACATTTCTTGTTTTGTAGATATCAACAATCAGTTTATTTATAAATGTTTATCTCATATCTTAGAATCCGACAAAACTGTAGATGTCCCTACGATTCTTTCCTCTGCTAATGATATTGGCATACTAGAACAAATTAATAATACAGAACAAATGACTTTTATTAGGTCTTTGTTTAATATGCCTGTTAAAAAAGAGAATGCAAGAAAACATGCTATCAAAATTAAGAAACTCCAAATAGGGAGATTGGCTCAAGAAAAGCATAGAGATGCATACTCCTGTCTTTCGGAAATTGATGGAACAGAAACAATAGATGAAATTTTATCAATTTCAGAAAAACCCCTGCTTGAATTGTCATTTTCATTAAATTCACATCAAGAAGACCGTCCTATACAAATAGCTGAAGGGGGGAAAGAGCTACTTGAGCAGCTTATATCAAATCCTGTTACAAATATTGGCATTCCAACACCCTTCCCACGTTATAATAAGGTAATTGGCGGAGGTCTTAGGAATGGCGGAGTTAACCTAATTGCGGCTCGTCCTAAACAGGGGAAAACTACTATAGGGAAAGAGGTTGCTTTACATGTCGGAGGAAAATTAAAGATACCAACATTATTTCTAGACACGGAAATGGTAAAAGATGACCAGTATTTTCGTTCTCTGGCTAGTATTTCAAAAGTTCCAATTAACAGAATTGAAACAGGTCAATTTGGTCAAAATGAAATTGAAAAGAGTCGTGTATTCAAAGCTGATGAGTTGTTGCAGTCTATGTTTTACAAACATAAAGCTATAGCTGGTAAATCATTCGATGAAATTATTGCTATTATTCGGAGATGGATTTTACAAGATGTTGGGTATAATGCTGACGGAGCAGTCAAGCCGTGTTTAGTCATTTATGATTATTTCAAAATTATGAATGAAGATTCAATGAGAGGAATGGAAGAATATCAAGCATTAGGTTTTCAAATTTCAAAATTAAGTGATTTTTGTAAATTATATCAATTTCCAGTTCTTGCTTTTGTTCAAGTTAATCGCGACGGCGTTACAAAAGAAACTAGCGATATTATTTCTGGCTCAGACCGTCTTTTATGGCTATGTCATTCACTTTCTGTATGGAAAAGAAAAACTAAGGAAGAGATAGAAAACGATTCAGAAAATGGGAATATGAAATTAATTCCATTAGAAGCAAGATTTGGCTCATCTTTAGATGAAGGGGATTATATTCATTTTACTATGGATGGAGAAAAATCTATGCTATCTGAAGGCAAAACTTTTAAAGAAACAAAAAGAGAACAGCTTGAAAAACTGAATGGACAAAATGAATCAATTGAACTATGAAAAAATAAGTCAGCAATTATTATCTAAGCCCAAAGAAATATGTAATATTCTTAACATAGATTATAATGAATATTCAAACAGAATAGCAATGAAATGTCCTGTACATGATGGTGATACTGAGGACAAATGCACTATTTTTACTAAGGGTCAAAAGGCTGTTGGTAATTGGGTGTGCTGGTCTGGAAATTGTCATGTTAAATATGGTAGGGATATTGTAGGGTTTGTTCGTGGCGTTTTGTCCAAAAGACTAAATAAGAATATTGGTAGAGCAGAGGTCATTACTAATTTAGCTAAACTAATTCAACTAGATGATAATGATATAAAATTTGATAATACAAATAAAATTGATTCAATTTTTCTTGAAAAAGCTGATGCTACCCCAACAATATATAGAAAAGATGTTGTTTCAAAATTAAATATTCCATCCAAATATTATATAGATAGAGGTTATAGTAAAGATGTACTTACAAAGTATGATGTAGGAGAGTGTTACACAAAAGGCAAACCTATGTTTTTAAGAGCTGTTGTGCCAGTTTACGATTTCAATTACAATGTTGTTGGAGTAACTGGCAGAAGCATACAGCCAATATGCAAAAAATGTAAATATTGTCATTATGAAAATATACCATGCCCATCAACAAGCTATGCAAGATATCAGCATTCTAAATGGATTAATAATAAAGGGTTTAATAAAACTCTTTATCTATACAATCTAGTGCAGGCAAAAGAAGAAATAAATAGAACACGCACAGCTATCTTAGTTGAGGGACCCGGTGATGTTTGGCGTCTTGAAGAGTCTGGAATGCATAATTCTTTAGCGATGTTCGGCCTTTCTTTAAACGATTCTCAATTGAATATTTTGGAAAAATTGAATATATATAATTTAGTATGTCTCACTGATACTGACGAGCCTGGGCTAAAAGCAAGAAAAATAATTGCAGAAAAATGCTCACGGATATTTAATGTTCATCATATAGATTTACCAAAGAAAGATATTGGAGATATGTCGATTGATGAAGTCAAAACTTTTTTGATACCTAAAATAAATCAAATTAATGAGAAGGAAATTTAATGAATGAAAATGAAAATGAACTAGATGTTATTAATAATCCAAGTATAGTTGTATTTTGTGGAAACAAGCAAAGTGGGAAAAGCAGTTCTGCTAAATTTATTTGTGGAAATGAAATGCTGAGAATTGGTATAATAGACAATGTTAATGTGATGGAAAACGGCGATGTTGGCTCAACCATAAGCGATGGTCGTCAAATTCTTTTTGATTTTGATAGCAAATCTTCGGAATCAATGTCTTTTTTTGATAAAAGAGTTTGGCCCACCGTAAGAAAATTTTCTTTTGCAGATAAGTTAAAGTTATCTGTTAATCATATATTTGGTATTTCTTTAGAACTTATGTATGGTACAGATGAAGAAAAAAATACCAAAACTAAGGTTAAATTTAAAGATTTTTTTGGTATTATTGATATAGGGACTATTAATACTGTCAAAAAAAATACAAGTCCTGAAGATTTTATCACTATTCGTCAGGTATTACAGTTTTTTGGCACAAATGTTTGTAGACGAATATATGATAGATGCTGGATTGATGGATTAATAAATGATATTAAATCGTATAATTCTAAATTGTCTTTAGTTGATGATTGCAGATTCAAGAATGAAGTCTATGCTCTTAAAGATGTTGGGGCTAAATTAATAAAGCTTGATAGGTCTACTAGCGCAGATTCTCATTCATCAGAAAAAGACTTAGATGATATTGATGAGTCTGTATTTGATTTGGTTGTCCCAAATTCTAAAATGACTCTTCTTGAGAAAAACGAATTTATTATGAATTGGCTACAAGATACCGGAATCATTTCTAAAAGTTATAAAGATAATGGTATTATTAAAGCCAAGATTGGATAATATAATTTTAATAAATACTATGGAATAAAACATATCGTAGACACATGGCGAATTAATTTTATGAAGACAAAATATCAAATCAATAATTCATAAGTTCGCTTACTTTATTAGAAAAAGGAATATATCATAGATTTATCATTTTTCAGAAGTTCTAGTTTACAAAACTGGTCCTATTGTCAACAACAATATTTCATGACCTATATTTTGGGTCTTGAATCTATAGCAAATCAAAAAACTGACATGGGAACTATCACTCATAAGGTCCTTGAAATATTAGCAATGATTAAACAGGCTGCTCAGAATGGAGAAAATCATATTTCTGATGATATTGTTGGCACATTATTCTTTAATGAAGATTGGATGAAACCAACAATTTTAACCGAAGAAGAGATAGAATTAGAAAATAAATCTAGGCTAACGAAAACAATTTATAAATATGACTGCTTATTGCCTAAAAATCATATTAGATATGGATTAGATTTAGTCAATAAAATCATTGATAAAGTTTATGATTACTATACTAAAAAACTAACACATCATAATTGGAGTGCAGCTACGGCTAAACAAGTTAAAATAATGTGTTGGATAGCACTTGATTTTAAAAATGGAATGTTTGACCCACGCAGGCGTGAAATATTATCTCCAGAAAGAAGTTTTGATTTCCCAATAGAAGAAGAATGGGCAAAATTAGACAATGGAGAATATTTAAGGCTTAAAGGAACGGTAGACTTAATTACTAAAGTTGATAGTGATACTATTGAAATAATAGACTGGAAAACCGGCCAAAGAATGGATTGGGCATCAAAAGACACGCCAGTTAAAGACTTTAACCGCTTGTGCAAAGATACTCAATTAATGCTATATTATTATGCTGTTAGAGAAATGTATCCAGAATATAAGTACATAATTTTAAGTATATTTTTCATTCGCGATGGTGGTCCATTCAGTATTTGTTTTGATGAAGAAACAATTGATAAAATAAAAAGTAAAATTAAAGCAACAGCTTCAGTAATTCAAGATTGTCAATTGCCCAAAATGGTATCAAGCACTCAAACCGATTTTAGATGCACGCGGCTATGTCACTTTTATAAGAATAACTGGCCCGGAACAAATGTTAATATGTGTAAATATGTTCATGAGTATATCAAACAATATGGTATTGAAAAAGCGTCAAAAGATTTGAGAAAGTCTGACTTCTCGATATCA